AAACTAATGTCTATTGTATTAACTATTTTTTGCCCTAATAAGTTTAACTTAAAATTACCCTCACTATCTATTTTATATTCTGGTATTTTACCATAATAGTATTTAGGGTTATCCTCATCAATAATAGTTTTACCCTCAGAGTTTTTTATTAGAACACTTTTCGGTATTGTTCTAACAGTAAAATTTTCTAAATTTATTTTTTTTCTAATATATGTCATATCTTATCTTTGAATACATTAAATAGTAGTTTGCCAAAATGTTAAGGTAGGAATACCACCACCACTAGGGTTTAAATTAACACCGCTAGGTATTTGTAATTGTTTTGTATTGGGCGTGAATCTATATTTATATATCCCATTATCATTTTTTAATATTATTTTTAAATAAAGGATTCCTCCCTTACCCTCTAAATTACTTATAGTTAAATTATTTGGATCAAATTGTTTTGATGCTGCCAACTCATAAATTCTACCATTTAAGGCGTTATTAAATTGTAGTACGCCGTAAACTTCATATTCTTGATTCGGTGCGTTATCTACTAAATCCTTAAACCAATAAATATGAAACCCCTCATGAATTTCTTCAGGTTGTGTTACAGGATCACCCAAAATAAATGTTATAGGACATTGATTTATAGGTAATGTGAACCCAAACTGATTCTCTTGTTCTGTACCAACTTGTGTAAATATATCTGAAAAAGTTAGTAATTCATTTTGTCCACTATTAGGAGTATCAAATATAGAAAAACGAATAAAACTATTTATGAATCTATTTGTCCTACAAAAAATATCATCAAAGGTAAATTTTATGTCTTCATAAACACCAGATTCGGCACCGATACCTCTATGTTGAGGTGATCCTAAATTAATACTCGCAGGTGTGTAGAAATTAAGGTTTATCTTAAATTTATTTATAATATTCCAATTATTGTCCGCGGGTTTAAATATCACTTTTTTATAATCCACAATAGGGTTTATCGATCTTTCAATTTCGTCTTTAACAAATTTGTCTTCTATCAATTCCGCATTATCTACGGGAAAAAAATTAGTTTTTAAGGAAATATTTATTGTAGTTCCCGAACCTATATTACCAATCAATATCTTTCTTCTATCAACAATCATCGTCTATTTCATTTTGATCTAACGTAGAGAAATCAACACAACTGCCACCAACATCTCTCTTACCTAATTCATATTCACCACTATAATCCACCAATGTAACTTCTAAATTTAAATCTGATAACCCATTATAATTAACAATGTTAAACACTCCATCTGTACCACTATTACCAATTAATGCAGATATTTGTGGCCCACTAACAAAAGTGTACCTCAAAAAGGTTGGGGCACTTAAAAGTTTTAAAAATTTATTTTGTTGTACATTACCAACATCAGACGCACCCAATGTAATATCTTCAGATATTAATAAAAAATCACATGGTGGATCTTGTCTTTCTAAATAAAAACGTTTGTCTAAATATATATAATGTGCACCACTTTCAAAAGGGTAGTTCACACCTCCTCCACCACCATCTATAATCCCAATGTCTAATAAATCTCTCCATTTATATACATTATCTACAATCTCAGTAGCGTAATCAGGTATCTGAAATGATTTCCTTAATTCCACTATCTCTATTGGGTTTGTAATGTTAAATTTATCAATTACTGTTTGTAAATTTACTATTGGGTTTATGTAGTTTGAGTATTCTCTTATTTGTATTAAATTAAATGGTGTATAGATATAACCCTCATTTTTATTCTCTTTTTCACTATCGATAGAATTTAAATACTCTCTATATGTCGTATTAATTCTATGATAAACTAATTCTAGTCTTCTTTCTAATAATTCATTTTCATTGTATTCTACAATGTCACCATCAAAAAACTCATCAGACTCATCTATATTTTCAAAATATAACGAACCGACATAGTTAGGGTCTTTATAAGAACGTATATTATAATTAACATTTACATCATTTTCTAACTCATAACCACCCGATATTGGTGTCCAAAATCTCGTATTAATTGTACTACTTAAATTTTGTTGTTGTTCTAACCAATACTGTGAGTTAATAGATGTTGGATCACTATCATTGTCATTTTTTATAATTGTTAGATATAATTCACTTAATGGTCTACCTAAATTATCTATAAGTCCTTTTACGTCAATATCAGTCTTAAAATTAAACGCAGCAACATCATCATTAAAATATGTCACACCATACGCCGCAGGATAAATATCATAGTCTTTATAATCTATAGTTAGAGATTTATATCTCCTTACATAGTATTGTGATGGTTTTTCTTTTATTACTCTTTTTACTGTCGATGTCCCAATGTTAAAATTAATATCTGATGGATTAACATCAATGATAAAAGTTCTTAGTTTTTTATTATTAGTTTGATTACCTAATTTAAATACTCTATAAAATTTGTCGTTTAAATTAAGTGTGTTACTTGGAGTTAAATCAATAAAATTATTTAGTTGTACCCTATCTCCCTGATTTAAACCATGATTCATTGGAGTTCTAAACCCAACATACATTCTTCCATTAATCTCAACCTCAAACTTTTCAATAACAGGAATACCATCCTTTAATGTCACCCCTAAATTATTTTTAACTATTTCTATATCTTTATTTTCAAAAGGATATGTAATCTTTAGAAGATAGTTTTGTTTACCATCACTATCTAACATTCTTAATCTATCGTATCCTGGATCAAATGGGAAAAAATTACATAATGCACTTTTATTGTCGTTAAATTGTATCGCATCTTCATCAGGTTCATCATTATAATATCCTACCCAACCGTCTTTTTCAAAAATACCCGCACTTAAAATTGTTTTGGTTTTTATATTGTTTTGGTTGTCTTCGTAAATTTTAACATTTTCATTGAATATGGGGTTACTAATAATAGGTTTAATCACACCATAAAATCTATATATAGTACTTTCCTTTCTTTCTTTTTCGAATTGTTCAAATTGACTAACGGTAGTCTCAATATCATTTAAAGGTATAGGTTTATTGGTATTTTCTAAACCTAATTGTATCTGTGTAGTTACATTAACATTGTCAGGTAACTTTACACTATTTAATAATATTTTATTTGTATTCTCCATTATATTATTGTACTTTCACTTTTTCAATCAATGTTTCACCTAAACAAGTTTTATATATTGTAAATGGATTATCTACCCCATTATTGATGTTTGGTGTATTATTAATATTTTCTTCCACAGAGTCATTACTAGTACCTAACCCCTGTAAAGTAACGGCATCAATCTTATCTGCAAAGAAATTGGACACTGTTTTATGTATTGCAGTTTTACCCGGAACCAAACCAAAATATAAATAATAAGGTGTTTGAGTTCTATTGAATTTAACACCTTTAATCGCCTTACTCCCATTATTTAAATCATTATTTAACGAATTACCATCAAATATTTCATCTATATTATCTACCTGTGCGGTTTGCCCAAAATCTATAGTACTAGCCCCATTAGGATAAGGGATAAATCCTGAAGTTTGTCCTGGTGCTAAACCATAAAAGTAATCAGTCTCCCCATTAGACTTTGACCCGACATATCCACACCCATCACCCGGAATAAAAGAATCCCCATCATTATATTCTGAATAAACAATTTCATCACCATCTTCCGCAGGTAGTTGGTAATATAAATTTGTACCATCTGATAATGTTATTTCAGGATAGGTGTTGTACTCATTCTCAAACTGAAGACTTCCTGGTTTTTGGTGGTGAAAACTTAAATCATCACCTTTATACCCATTAAATCTCCTACAGAAGTAATTTCTAATGTCTTCATCGTGATTAAATCTTAAAAAACAACTACCTATTTCTATACCAATATCATTTTTATCGATAATCTCAACACCAATTTGTGATTGATTTACTGTCGCAGCAATATTAGAACAAACAGTACTAGTACAAGAAAATTCCACATATGCCCTTAAATTTAATGAAATGTCTTTTCTATCGTCATACTCCTTAATAGTTTTTTTAATTCCCAAACCTTCTAACCCACTATAAGATTCAAAGGAATTTTCGAACTTATATTTAATATCTTCATAGCTAACATTAAATGTTGTGGGAGGTAATTGATCCATAATGAATGGTACATCATCAATATCACAGTAAACACTACTACCTAACTCCATTATGGTTGTAGGTAACATTAAATTGGCCTTATATTCTATATTATTATATTTTACATCATCATTAGGTATATAAGGTGTATAGTAAATATCCCCCTCATTCCAACTTACCAAACCATGTTTTACAATACCAACATAATTATCATACTCACTTTCTGGATACACACAAGGTCTAACACCATTTGTACCACAATCAGGTGTACAACCATAAGTTTCACATTCTAAACTCGATGAAGTGTCGGATTCAGATATTGGTTCTTCAATATCACCAAAAAAGTCGTCCTCAATAAATTCTGCTGGTGGGACAAATGAAGCGTCAGGTACACAATCTAATGAATTTTTAAAATATTCCTTTCTCTCCACCATTCTAGTATTATCACATATATTCCTATGGTGTCCATGTCCACCAATATTATCCCATGTAGAAAATCCATTAGTGTCCTCCGTTTCCACATATTCAGGTTTACCATGATCACCCTCAACATCTCTATCTTTAACAATAAATGGTATTTCCTGTAAATTAAATGTTTCTTGAAAAGAAGAGAAATTTTCAAAAACAATTTTACACCCATCAAAGGATTGGTTAGTACCATTAAATTCTAACTCTTTTACTGCCAGATCTAAATTAGGTATCTCTAAGTCATTTTCCTGCGTACCATACCAATCAGTCACCCTATTGCCTTTAATTTTTGCAGTACACCCACCAACTGTTATAGATGGATTACTAAATATAATAGATGGTATTTTTATTCTCCATTGTTTATATGTTGGGTTACCTTGAAAATTACTATCGTTACCTCTTTCTCTACATTCAAAATCACAAAACTTATCCTTTTTTATTTGACCAAATTTTCTTTTGGACTTTTTTAATTTATATGTTCTTTTTATTAAAGGAAAATAAAGTGAACCACCAACCCAATCATTATAGAAATCAAATTTCAACATTCTTAAGAACACCGCCACAGGTTCCATTACACATGAAACCCAGTCTTTTATTCCTGGCGTTTGTCTACCACCACAATTTACACAACTACCTAATTTAACATAAGTCGCGTTACATCCTAAATCAGCCCCAAAAGGTGTTTTAATTAATGATAACCTATATTCTTTACCTTCATCCGAGCATTTTAATGGAATTAATGGGATTTTCGCACAACATTTAGTACAACATTCGGATTCACTTCCACATACGGAACCATTATCTGGACAACCATATTCAGGATTAGAACAACAACTGTGTTGATTTAAACCACAGACATCTTTACATTTCTTACATAATATTCCCCCAAATATACATTTAAGTTTAAAAGTTATACAATTACCAAATATCTTAACACCACCTTCTGGACATGGTTGAGTTAAGTTACATTCATCACATTCTAATCCACCATACCAATTGATTCCATCTCCTACCCTATACCTTCTACATCCATCAGCAGGTAAAGTCGCACATGAACCATAATTATAATACCAATCGGTAACGTCTGTATCTGGTGGTGTTTGTTCTGGACCAGTACCCGGATTATTAACACTATTTACCGCATCAATGACTGACGGTATTGTTCCGGAAGCAGGACCCGCCATATCATCATAGTTAATAAATTCGCAACTACCCGAATTTTCATCACTAGGTGGTATAGATCTATTATTAACATCAATACAAGAACTATATGGGTTTTCACCACCAGAAATTAAACCACCTAAATTTCCATCGTTGTTTGTTCTAATACTATCACAATCCGCAGTTGTTTTAGGGTCACCATTATCTTTTTGTTCTTTCCAACAACCATCACCCGCATCCCATGCCTGTGTTTGGACTTGAAATCTAGCCCGACTACCTTTGTTAGATATAATACAAATCCCCACAGGTAATTTAATATTACATATTGCAGTAATTAAACCATTGATAACATTCAAAATACCATTAATAAACCCTACAACTACCGCAAAAAATGTTAATAATAAACATATTATCGTATATAACGGATTAAAATTAGTGTCAATTCTATTGGTTGGGAATTTATTTACACCTTCAGCGTTTATAATGTCCTTTATACCAATAAAACCTCTCGCCTCATCATTTTTGATTTTTTGCATTCTACCTATATACTGTTTTACGGTATATACTTTTTTCCATCTAAATGGGAAAAATTCTTCTAAGTAGTTATATTGATTAGTAACATCATCTTCATAAGGTGTACCTATAGTTATATCACTAAGTTGTTCGTTTTTAGTGAATATTTGTTTTCCCTTAAGTTGTTTTTGTGTGTATTCACCAAAATTGAAGTTGTTGTTTGTATTAGGAACTAGATATTTCGCCCTTTCTCTAAGTTTTTTATCATTGGATGTTGCATCCATAGATATTCTAAATCTATAATCACCTTCAGTTGCAATCCCTTTAACCCCATCAGGTGAAGGTACTAAATTACCAAATTCATCAGTAACTACTTTCCTTAAGTTCATAGGAACTAAAATCGACCAGTTACCATTATCATCTATTGAGTCTTCTTTAAAATTAAATACTTCTACATTTCCGTCAACAGTTCTCCTTATCGCCTCTAACTTACCACCACCAGTAATAACCTCATTAAGTTTACCCATCTCTCTGGCGGGTTTACAATTTTTATTTAAAGAATCTTTTTCATCATCAGAAAAAATACTCCCCATAAAAATAGAGGTAGGTACAACCTCAAAATTAGGTTCAATGTCATATCTATTAATTCCTAATGCACTACCAACACTTAAGCTATCACACCAATAAGGTTCAACCGATATTGGGATGTTTTCTGAGAATATTTGTGGGAGACTGTCTAAATTATTTGATCCTTTAAATTTGAATTTACTCTTAAAAAGATTATCACTATACCCTTGATCGATTAACTCAAAAGGTCTTGCAGAAATAAAACCAATGTCACTAACATCCATATCATAATGTAAGAAGTGTTCACCTACAGGTACACCAAATAAAATATAATCACCTGATTCGTTAGTTGTAGTAGTATACTTATAATATTTTTCGTAAATTTCTAAAGTAGTTCTATCGTCTAATATTTCTCTCTTTTTAGGGAATGTACCGACAGGTGTATGATCTAATTTCTGTTGGTTTTTAGGTAAAACATTATATCTTAAACCATTAGAGTTCTTTTGATTAGTAAATGGTTCTGTATATGGGTATATAGATGATTTTATGGGGTCTTGTAAATCCGAATCTTCTACAGGTACAAATATAGATACTTTAACATTAGGGACACCAAAACCACCATTTACTATAACCCTACCCGCAACAACACCATAATCGGCGCAGAAGTTTTGGTAATCGTCTTTTTGAGATATTTTTAAACTTAATATTTCTAAGTGATCATAGTTTTGATTAAGATCAACATTAACCTTTAAATAACCATTGTCTTCACCCGGCGTTGTCTTAATTCTATATGACTTAGACATAATTTAATTATCGTTTTTTTTACTCGTTATTGTATACCTCAATATCCTCAATACTGTTACTTACATATTCTTTAGTTCTACTGAATTGTTTTTCTCTCTTTTTCAGTTCTCTTTTCATTTTAAATTCCCCATATTTAGTAAATATACCCATTAAAAAACTTTTAAATTTATTACTAACTTTATTAAGTTTTTTTGGTAAAAAGAACGCGAAAAACATTTGTCCGACTAAAACCAATACCACTAAAGGTATTGCAATAACTATAACAAAAAACGCAATTAACCTAAATAAAAAACTACTACCTGTTAAATCTGAAGGTAATAATTTTAATGTTTCTTCTGAAGGTATATCACTTACTACACCCGAATTTGATTGTTTACATGTACTACATCCCATAACTTTATTTTTATTATAAAACTAACTTATTTTTTCAAAAAGTAATCATTAAGATGTAGAAATTGTTACTTTGATGTCTTTATTAGGGTACTTTATTTCAAACATACCATTCGGTTCACCGAATAATGTATATCTACCCAAAAGATCTATTTGTCTTGTTTCTTCATCAATGTATGGTTGAGCGACTTCATTTAATGAATATTTACCATTTTCGTTAACTTTGTTAAATACTCTTAAATCAGTAACATTTAATACTCCCGCAACATTATTAATGTTTTCAACTAACTGAGATATATAGATGTTATCACCCATATCCCATTTATTAATATCAAAATAATTTTTTACGCTATTAATCACACCACTAATAATATCTCCTTTAGGGACTGACTTATCCGCAAAAACATCAATTTCAAATCCTATGTTGAATACTTTACCATTTTTGATGGTTACATAGTCATTAATCATTCTATAATCTGCCAAATATTCTGCAATATTTTGTTTCAGCGCGGATGTTGATTGTGTTGTAAGTTTTCCATTTGCGTCTAATGCTAAAATAGAAACATTAATTTTATTTCTTTCTTCCCAAACACCTGTTCTAAATGGTACACCAAATCTACCAGGCATTAAAGGTATTCTACTCTGATAATCTTTTATCGTTACACATCTATCTTGCGCAGAAAAATTGTATTTTACTAAATTTCTTATTTCTTCTAATGAGGGTTCTTCTTTACCCCCTAACGCAGGTATAGGATTATTTACACTAATACTATTTCTAATAACCCTATTTATATTCTCATCATCACCATTAACAACAGAACTAATAACACCTAACCCAGAAATGGTATTTGGACCAATATTAGTGTCCTCACCTCCACCTACTCTATATCTTACATACAACGTATTACTCGGTTGTGGTATCTCGCCTAAAGAAAGATTATTAATTATATTACCAATCCTATCTATTTGACCTCTACATCCAACAAATTCATTTAATTCTGAAATATCTTCATCTCCCGCACCAAAAGTTATTTTACAGAAACCATTATCGGTATATTCTTTAATAAATCTTTGAGGTGCGTTTTTCCATTTACCTACAACTATACCTTCATTGTCTGAAACCGTATTTTCATCAACTGTATAAATTTCACCTTGTGCCAATGCAGGAACCTCATACCAATTTAGGTTGAAATTACTAAATTCTTCTTCTGTGGGTGATGTAATTAAATTTGTACCCTCTTTAGTTATGATATTTTCTATAGACAAAACATTATCTTCAGGTAAAATGACTTCTAAAAATGGTTTATAATCTGAAGCCCCTAAAGTCTTTTTATAAATTTTAGTAAATCCATTTAACATTATTTCCCTTTTAGTAAGTGAATAATTTTGAATTATACCGTTACCGTCAATATTAGGTATGATAAGTCTATTAGGTATACCACCTGTTGCGAATGGCGATGAGAAGTCACAATCCTCTAATAACTCAAATATTTTACCTGAACCAGATGCTTGCGAACCTTTTAATATTTTAGGGGAGTAACTTACATCAAAAGTATCACCCTTTACTGGTATATTATTAACTGTCCAATCTACAATAGTTATACTAGGTCTTTTACCTGGAACGTTTAACCCAAATGTTCTCGCCAATTCTAATAATGATGATCTTTCTTGTGCGTAGTTAATTTGGGTTTCATTAAACATTCTATCGGTATGGAAACTTAACATATCACCTACCGCCGCGTTTAATTCTAATAACATCATACCTACTGATGCATCGTTAAAATCTGAAAAAGTTTCTGGATAATATTTTTTAATGAACTCCACAAGTTGTTGTCTTACATCTGAGAAATTCCTACTATTATAATCAATTTTTTTTGCCATATAATATATTATATATTTATTAATAAATATCAATAATAAAAAAAATATTTTTATTTTTATTATTTAAAAATTTTGTTTTTATCCTATTTATTATATATAATTGTAAGTAAACAATTTTTAGAACAATCAAAAAAAATACATGGGAATAAATACGATTTTTCTAATTCAATATACACCACAAATAATACACCGGTAGAAATTATATGTGAAAGACATGGTAAATTTTTTAAAAAACCAATACATTTAATAAATAGAAAACAAGGTTGTCCTAAATGTAATATAGAAAAACAAACAGAGTTACAAAAAAAAGATTTAAAAACTTTTATAGAAGAGTGTAAACTTATACATAACGATAAATATATTTATGATAAAGTAAAATATAAAAATAATAAAACACCTATAACTATAATATGTCCTATTCATGGTGAATTCGAACAAATACCATATAACCATCTAAAAGGTAAAGGTTGTAAATATTGTGGCGGTACATCTAAGATGGATACTAAATTATTTATAGCAAAATCAAAAAAAATATATGGTGATAAATACGACTATTCAAAGGTTACATATAAAAGTAGTAGAGAAAATGTTATTTTAAAATGTAAAGAACATGGTGAATTTGAACAATCGCCAAATAATCATCTTTCTAAAAATCAAGGGTGTAGATTATGTACTGATTCCATTTTCGATACTAATTCTTTTATTATTAAATCAAAAAAAATACATGGTGATTATTTTAATTATGACAAATCTATATATATAAATAATATTACTCCACTAATAATAAATTGTACTGAACATGGTGATATTAATGTTACACCACAATACCATATAAATGGATATGGTTGTAAATTTTGCAGTAATAATATATCTATACAAGAAAAAGAAATTTTTAAATTTATTAATTCATTAAATGTAGAATCGGTTGAAAATGATAGAACCATATTAAATGGTTTAGAGATTGATATTTTATTACCCAAACATAATTTAGGGATAGAATATAATGGTTTGTATTGGCACTCTGAACAATTTAAAGATAAAAATTATCACATTAATAAAACAAAACTATGTGAAGAAAATGGTTGCCGTTTAATCCATATTTTTGAGGACGAATGGAATGATAAAAAAGAAATAGTTAAATCCAGATTAACTAATATTATAGGGTTAACTGAAAATAAAATATATGGTAGAAAATGTATAATTAAAGAAATATCTAGTTCGGACGCAAAAGAGTTTATGATTAAAAATCATATACAAGGGTACGTTAATTCATCTATTCGTATTGGATTATATTATAATAATGAGTTAGTTTCATTAATGACTTTAGGGAAAACCAGAAATATATTAAAATATAAATCCGTTGATGGGGAATATGAAATATTAAGATTTTCAAATAAATTAAATACTTCTGTAATAGGTGGGGCGTCAAAAATTTTTAATTATTTTTTAAAAACGTATGAACCTAATAAAGTAATAAGTTATTCCGATAAAAGATGGTCGAAAGGGGGAATATATAAAACTTTAGGGTTTAAATTAGAAAAAATAAGTGAGCCAAATTATTATTATGTTATAAATAAAAAAAGAGAAACTAGATATAAATACCAAAAACATAAGTTAAGTGATATGGACCTTTTGATTAATGATAGTTTTTCTGAATCCGATAATATGAAATTAAATGGTTATTTTAAAATTTTTGATTGTGGAACAGAGAAATATGTTTGGTATAGAAGATAATTAATTAAAATGTTAATGTTACTGTGTCAGAACTTTGGAATGTTCCATCTGTAACAGTATATGTTAATTCTACAATTATTAATTCTTCAATATCATTTTTCCTAAAATTAATACTATTAACTATTAAATTAGGTATATATCTTGATATACTATCATTTAAACTTTTTTTAATCTCATCATGTGTTATAGTATCGTTAGGTTCAAATATGAACTTTCTTAAATCACTACCAAAATCAGGTAAGTATAATCTGTCACCTTTGTTAGTTAACAATAAGTGTAATAAATCTGCCCTAATCGCATCCCTATCAGTTTGATTTAGTTCAAAATAAAATCCCTTTTTACTATCTTTAAAAGGGAAATCAATATTTTTATATCTTGTTCTTGCCATTTGTTTATAAATATTGTACTATATCTTTTTTTAAAAGAAATGGTAAAATAAAAAAAGTCATCACTTAGGATGACTTTTTTAAATACTACATAAGGTTTTAAACTTACTTTGTTATATTGTCTTTTCTCTCATTTTCAATTTTTTTTAAAATTGGTGTTTATTTATAAATATCACCAATTATGTAAAAATATATACTTTTCTGTTTTTTTATATTATGATGAACATCCAAAACATTCAAATAAACTATCAGATGGTTTTTGAGGTAAACTAATTTGAGTTATATCAACCGTAGGTTTTTCATATTTCGGTACACCAACTTTAGACATATCCAATGCTAAGTGTTTAGCTCCTGTTGATATGGCTTTAGTTCTAACATAATAACATAAAGTTTTAAGACCTTTTTCCCATGAATGAAAATGTGATGATGTTATTTTAGATAATGTTGGATTTCCCATATAAATATTCATTGATTGTGATTGATCAATGAACGGTGCTCTATCTGCCGCCATATCAATTAACTCTCTTTGTGAAATTTCCCAAATTGTTTTATATTTTTGGATTAGGTGTTCAATTCTTTTAATCTTTTTATTATAATTTTTATCATCTGAATCTAAATAATTGTTGAAGTTAATGTTTTGGATGGATCCTTCGTTAATGATAATCTCATTTTTTAAGTTCTCACCCCAAATGCCAATTTTTTCAAAATCGTTTATTAAGTATTTGTTTACAATTAAAATCTCACCACCAACAACTCGTCTATTAAATAATGCTGAATGGGCAGGTTCTGTCATTTCAAATGAACCTGTGATCTTAGCAGAAGACGCCACCGGCATTTGTGCCGTAAATAATGAATTACAAACACCATACTCCACAACACTTTCCTTTAATTTATTCCAATCCCACATTCCCGATAGTTGGGAGTCATCTAACCCCCACATATCAAATTGGAATTCACCTTTGGACATCGGAGATCCTTTAAAGAATTTATATTGTTCATATTTACCGTTCACACACAATTCATTACTTTCGTAAATCGCAGCATAATAGATTGTTTCAAAGATATCTTTATTAAATCTTTTTGCTTCTTCCGATGTGAAGATATAGTCCATTAAATAAAATACATCTGCCAAACCTTGAGTCCCAATCGCAATTGCTCTTTGTTCTAAACCACCTTTTAAACCTTTTTTTGTTGAGTAGTTATTGATGTCAATAACTTTATTTAGTGATCTTACAACTTTTCTAACTTCAGTGAATAACAATTCAAAATCAAATTTACCATTTTGTATAAAGTTTTTTAATACCATTGATGATAAAGTACAAATAGCTGTCGTTTTTTCATCAGTATATTGGTAAATCTCATTACAAAGATTTGACTGCTTGATCACCCCAATATTTTGGTGATTTGTTTTTCGGTTAGCACTATCTTTAGAACATAAATAAGGAACCCCCGTTTCAATCTGTGATTCATATATTTTAGTCCAAATATCTTGTGCCTTAACTTTTTTACCAAGACCTAAATAAACTGCCTTTTCGTAGTTTTCTTCATACTCATCACCAAATGATTCTTGTAATGGTTTGATACCGGCACTTTTAATGTCGTTAGGGCAAAACAAATACCAATCACCATTTTCTTTAACAGCCCTCATAAAGTTATCAGGAATCCAAAGTGCAGTAAATAAATCACGAGCCCTTAATTCTTCGGCACCGGTGTTCTTTTTAATATCTAAAATATCAAAGATATCTTTATGCCAAGGTTCAATGTAAATTGCTGCCGATCCAGGTCTACGTCCTTGTTGGTTAAAGAATCTCAAAGACTCGTTAACAATTTTAAGGTATTTTAATAAACCACCCGCATACCCACCAGATGTTGATATCCTACTTTCCTTACTTCTAAGGTTTGACATTGATAATCCAATACCTGCGGCTGCAGATGAAAAGGTTGAGATATCATTTAATGTATCTAACAATCCCTTTCTCGAATCTGAGTTATTGTAATGTAACACACAAGAAGCTAATTGAGGTACTTTAGTTCCCGCATTAATCATAATAGGGGTTGCCTTTGAGATTAACTGATTTGACAATGATTTGTAATAATCAAATGCGTCAACCATATTATCAGTAACCCACAACGCAACTCTCATATACATATGTTGGGGTCTCTCAATAACCTTACCTGTTGGCTTTTTCAACAAATACATTTCTTGTAATGATCTCCAACCAAAATAATCAAAGTTGTAATCATTTTCGTGATTAATTACCGAATCAATAGTGTCTTCACCATACTCTTTAATCGTTTCAATAAGTTTTTCGTTTATAATACCATCATTATAAAGTTCATACATTGTTTGTGAAAAACTATTATTTGTTTCTTTATGATATGAAGATATCGCAACTGAAGATGCTAATCTTGAGTAATCGTGATGACTACCTGTATATGATGCCGCCATTTCATAAACTAACTTATCTAGTTCCTTTGTAGTTACTTCACCTTCAGTCGGAACTGATGTGATCACTTTGATGAAAATCTCATCAGAATTTACGTTTAACCCTTTGGATGCACGTTTAACTCTATTGTAAATTTTTTGTGGGTTAAATGGAACTGATTCCCCCTCTCGTTTAATAATTTTTAATGACATATTATAAAATTTAAAAGTCCTCTGTAAATGTTATTGTTTCATTTATTTTTGCCTTCTGATACTCCACAGTTCTTGATTCAAAGAAATTACCCTTTGTTTCAACCGCAATTTGCTCCATAAATTTGAATGGTTGTTCTACGTTGAATTCTTTACTACAACCGAACTTAACCAACAATCCATCAACAACAAATTCCAAATATTGTCTCATTAGATTTGAGTTCATTCCAATAAGTGATACCGGTAATGACTCTGTAATAAATTCTTTTTCAATTTCTAACGCAGATAATAAAATCTCTTTAATTCTTTTTTCTGATGGTTTATTTTCACAATGATTATTTAGTAAATGGATGGCAAAATCACAATGTAAATTTTCATCTTTAAATATTAATGTATTTGCATTACATAAACCCTGCATAATACCTCTTGACTTTAACCAGAATATTGAACAAAATGAACCCGAAAAAAATATACCTTCAACAGCTGCAAACGCAATTAATCGTTCTTGAAACGAAGCGTTTTCTATCCAATTTAACGCCCATTTAGCTTTTTTCTGAACTGCCGGTAATCTATCAATTGCATTAAAACAGTCATCTTTTTCTTTTGGGTTATTCAGATAGGTATCAATTAATAATGAATACATTAATGAATGTATATTTTCCATTGCTAACTGAAACCCATAAAAGAATTTAGCTTCAGGATACTGAACTTCTCTATAAAAATTCTCAGCCAAATTTTCATTAACGATACCATCTGATGATGCAAAGAACGATAAAACATTTTTAATAAAATATTTTTCATTTTCTGTAAGTTTTTCCCAATCTTTAATATCATTTGTTAAATCAATTTCTTCTGCTGTCCAAAACGCAGCTTGATGTTTTTTATAATATTCCCATATATCATTATGTTCAATCGGAAATATTACAAATCTAGATGGATTTTCTTTTAATATTTTTTCCATTTTTTAATTTTTTCTTTTTTTTAGTGGGTGTCTTTCCCTTTATGATTCATTTAAGTAAACCACTCAAAAAATACCCCTTTACTAATTTTAATTATTATTTACGATACCTCTCTTCTTTGCTATCGTTTCGCTAATGAAATCAGACTCTTTCTTTTTTTGTCCTTTTCCATGTTGTAATAGTGAAACATCTGTACTTGCACTAGTATCAATAATTAATGTACCATTGTCAAATACTATGTCGTCAAAAACAACTCCGTCTCTACCAAATCTAGATTTTAAAATGGCTAATGTCGCCCGACCCTCTTCTTTTTGATCCAATGTTTTGGCAACTGATAAAATGAAGTGTCCGATTTGTCCTTTCTTGATTGACCCACCCATCATATTCGCCTCTACTAAGTCTGCACCAATTGCACTTCTGTTACCTTGTACCGCAGTCCAACCCGCAATGTCTAATTCTGATAACATAGTTTCAAATTGTCTCATTACATTTCCTTCACCACTATATTCGTCTTTGAAATGTTTAGTAGGTTGTATACAATCAATGTAATCAATAAATACAATGTCTGGTTTAATACCACTAGAAATTATTTTACGTAGATATTGTTTAATATGTGGGATAGTCGTACCATCACTAGACATTTTCTTAAGTATAAGGTTACCTTTTAAATTTTGAAATCTAGGTAAGAGTTCTTTTACTTCTTCTCTTCTATCCCCCAACTCACTTAGTTCTATTCCAGTAAAACATGTTAAGTGTTTTCTTTGGATAACTTTAACATTATCTTCAAAGAAAATTTGTACTACGTTTTGACCCTCTAAATACGCAGTGTTCGCCATTCTAGTGATTAATGTAGTATTGTGAGTAACAATATAATCATCTGTAACATATAAATGTTCAGGGTTGTCTACCATAATACATTGTGACTCTTCTTCTCCATAATACTCAATAGACGAAATAAACTTATTATCTGAATATTTTGTTCTACCATTATATTTAGACAATTTTCTATTTAATCTACAAGGATTGAATCCAATATTAGACGGAAAACTAAAATTAACTCTATACGCTAATTTACATTCGACTCTTACACCACCTTTCTTATAAAACGTTTCCCTTTGATTAATACTCGCAGTACCACCTAAAGATAAAACAATTTCTCTAATTTGTGAAGCCATCGTTTTAGATACAGTTGTTATCTCTATTCTATGTTCATCTATTGAACCGTCTATATCAACTAACCCCTGTAATATTTTAACTCTATCTTCAACATTAGAATAAATGTAATCTTCCGGAATAAACTTAGTTTCAGAATTACAACCATATAACCCCAATACTTTAAGATCATCTTTTATACCTAAAAATGAAACTTTAGTAATTGATCGTTTAACTAAAACTAATTCACCATCAACCTCTTTTTCGATATCCCTATTTTGTTCTTTGATAGATACTTTATCATAAAAACTTTTAACCTCATTAATTATTTCCTCATCTTTAGTTACAAAATGTGGGTGATTATGTTCAGTAATACAACCATCACCTAATATAACACCTAAAACATAAGGATCAATCAATAAATTCTTTTTCTCAAACTGTATAGGTTCTACTCTAGGGATTCTATATTTTAATCTTCTGTTACCCCAAACTTTAACATTGTCAACCATTTCAATGGTTTTCATAGTTCTATATGAGTTATCTGGTTCTAAATTAATTATTTTACCATCTTTCCTTGTTCTTCTGTTTCTTTGGTTAATAGTGTTTACTGACCACAAATGTTCTTCATCACATAAAGTTTCAGTACCATCATTAAATTTTACTTTATATGTTGGTCTAATACCTTGAGGATATACGCCTAACACCTTTGTAGGTTTTCCATCTCTACTAATGACTAAATCACCTTCTTTGATATCACCCATAGTTGTCCATCCATTAGGTGTTAAAACTTTTGAGTGAAGTGGTTGTGATTTTCCAACACCAAAGGCGGCTAGTATAACACCTAACTCACCTTTAGATAAACCACCACCCATAAGGTTGTCAATTCCCACTAATCCTGTCGGTATAGGATTTCTAAAATCGTCCGCTAAAACGTCCTCAATTGCATGGAAGATATCTACACCTTCGTCTTTTTCTGTTCCTACCGATATCGCCTGTTTAACTAATTCTTCACATTCATCATATCTATCAAAATCACCTCCGTCTAGAATTTTTTGGATTTTTTGGGTAGCCTTCTTAAGTTCTTGTTGTTTGCAGAACTTAATGGCAATATCTTGTGTGTGTAAACAGTCTCTATTTTCAGATTCTCTAACCTCTTTAATAAGTTCAATGGAAGATTCTTTAGCAATTTCTCGTCTAACTTCACTCTTTACTATATTAAAGATAGTTTCATAAGACGGAATAGTTTCATATTTTTCATAATAATCCTTTATATATGCAACAACGAGTCTCATATACTCGTTGTCGAAATAATTTGGGTCAATAATAGAAATAATACTTTCCGAAAACTTTTGATCCTCTACTAATTGTTTTACTAATTTTACTTGAAAACTATATCCTAAATAACCTAAATTTAAACTCTCATTTTTCGACATTCTTTATCTGATTTAGTTATTAATAAATATGTTGTCAAGTTGATAATCGCAATATTTTTTTGTATAATTTTTCTCACTCAACCCCTGTTGCAAATAATCAATAATTTTAGGGATAATTTTTCTTATATCGACATCATATCTTACGTTAGGTGGGTAGTCATTCCCACTAAAAATTCTTTCAATGACTACTCTACCATTGTACTTAATCTGTACAGAAAAGAAATCTTCATTTTCGTAAATGTTTACGTTTTTTGTGTCTTCTTCACTACTAGTGTAAAAATAATTACAATATTTTTCCATATATTCATAGGTACGTTCTTTAAATAAGTTTCTAATGATATTTGATACATTGTCAACTAACTCTTTTATCTCATAAGATCTTAAAGATTCTTTATTGAAGTTGTATATTGGAAAGTTTCTCCCAACAATAGGGTTTCCATTAATCATAAACAGAAATTCATACGGATAACTTTTATAACTTTTTTTCATATTTTATTGATTTACTTTTTTATAATAATTTTTTTCTTTTTTAATTATAGATAGGAACGGTTGTAAAAAATTTATATAACCCTCTCTACCTCCAGGTATCGCCCACATTATACCATCTTCTATCATCATATTAATCACATTCTTAATATTTCTACCATCTGGATCCATAGTAGTACTAAATAAGTGATCTAAATCTGATTTAGTCTCTTCGGTTAATAGTGGATTAGATAAGTCTATTAACTTTTCATTAACCTCATAAATCATTTCTCTTTGTGATCCTTTGGTAACTTTATTTAATATATTATCTAATGTTGCCAACCTTGTTTTTCTTTCTTTCTGTACTTCTTCAATTTTACTAAAAATATACTCCAAAGTCAAAGTTTTTTCCATAATTTCAGGAAAAAATTTCACCAATGTTTTTTCACTTACACCGAGAATACCTTTAATGTTATCACTAACATCTCCAGTTATTATTTTTATAAGTTTTAAATTCGATGGGTGATGATCAAAATCTACTAGATAGTTTTCCTCTGTAATTATCTTTTTAAGATTTAAATCGTAAACTGAAACTTTTCCATTAATTAATTGACAGAGATCTCTATCTCTCGTTATAATAACCACTCTTTCGTCCTCAGACATGTTATTTACATAATAACCTATAGAATCATCCGCCTCAACAATATCGTTTCTGTATTGTCTTATAAATAACTCTTCAAGGTAAGAATATAATCTTTCTTTCTGTAAATATACATCTATTTCTGATGGTGGTTGTTCGTTATAGAAATCTTTACCTCTATTAGACTTATAATCTTTGTATATGTCGTATCTTAGTCTACCACTAAATTGTCCATCCCAAAATACGTATACACTGTCGAATTTGTTTTCATTCAACATTTTACGAACCATAGTCAAAAATTGAAAAATTCCACCTATATGGGTTTCTTTATAGAAAAGATTTTTAGCCCCATAATAGGCAGTTTTTAACAAAGAGTCTCCATCAACTAATAATGTCCTTTGAATTCTTTTTTTCTTATTAGGTATTTTCACTCACCATCGATTAAACGTTAAACAATTAATTGTCTGAATAATCAACAGGTGGTTCAATTACATCCCCTTCTACTACATCAAAAGACATTACATCATCACCCATTGAATCGAAGACTTCTAACCAGTAATCTTTATAATCACTTTTATATTGATCAACGGATTTCTTATCATCTTCAATAAATCCATGTGTTGTTGCAAGTATTTTATTATCTGCATATCCTAAACCATTCATATGGTTCTTATGGATACCAACCTTAGTTCTAATCGCAAAGTTTACTTTTCTCCCTTTATTAGTGGCAGAAAGTTTAGACACACCAGAACTCTTTTGATTTCCAAACAAAAATACTAATGCGCATGATAGGTAAATAGAATTACCCCCTTTAGGTGCGATTGTTGGTTGTCCGAATGGGTTATCAGGTAATGCAACCCAAGGTTGGTTTACAAATACCATTGTGTTGGTATGCGGGTAACTATCCTTTCTAGAAGATGTTATTCTTTGTGCTAACCCCATTCCCCATTTTTCAGATATTACCCTCGCAGTGTGTTGGTTTCCACCTTTCCCATCAAAACTCATTTGACAAGGTATGGTACCAATAGAATCCCATAAGAATACGATGTCATAAGGTATTTCACCACTCTTTTGAGCGTCTAATACTTCAGTAACATATTCAAATGCTTGTTCTATATAATCGAATCCTAATTTATATAGTAGGAATCCATCCCAAAATGCGGAAACTTCACCTGTAGATTCATCAACTTCTTCAATATACTCAGTTTCTAAACCCATTTGTTTGGCGTGTTCGAAACTAAATTTTTGTTCTGTAATAATGAATACAGGTAGTATTTTTTTCTTTTGTGCGTCTACTGCAGTCTGTAAAAGTGCTGTTGTTTTTCCAGTGTCTGAATGACCTAAAAACATATTAACCTGACCCATAGCAGGACCTGGTAGCCCTGTCGACTTCTGAAAGGCTTCCCCTAGATCAAAGTACCTTTGTTCTTTGTACTTATCGCTAGAGGAAAACTTCTTTCTGATAGACGAAAAATCAGATGCTTTTTTCTTAAGTGGTTGTTTACTCATATTATATATTAAAATGGTAATTCATCATCGTCATCATCTAATGATGATACCTCAGGATCGTTACTGAAATCGGCATCACTATTATAATCAGACTCAAAAGATTTTGCGATTCGTTCGGTTCTCATCATATTGATTTCTTCAGACAATGAAGTAGTTTCTTTTTCTTCTTTATCTTCTTCAGCAACAAACTTCTTTTGTTCGGAATCCCAAATAGGGGTTTTATTAGTCGCAACTATTTCTAAATATTCACTAGATTTTTTAGCGTAAACATCTCTATGGGATTCTTCATTATTAAACCATTCATTTGCATATTCTTTATTCTCAGTAAGAATAGTTACGTCATCAGTCATAATAGAATTAACTACACTATGTCCTTTATCGTTTCTACCAGAAGAAATAATAATATCCCTTCCCTCTCTAGGGTTAGTAATATCACCTTTAAGTTTAAACACAGGAATTAATTTATCCATTACACCGTCACCAGTCTTTTTGTGTTTAAATCTCCAAAACTTTACCCCATGATCCTCATTCTCTCTATCAATTCCCTTTACTACATAGAATTTTCTAGCGATAAATTCTTTTGCTAAGTTTTTAGCTTTCTCAGAACCGTCTTCATATAAAGCGTCTTTCGCCTCACATAATGGGCAATGTTCACCGTCATTTAAATGGTTACAATAAATTTTCTCCCATTTACCATTAACTTGTTTTTCATGATAATAAACTTCAGTAAATGGTGACTTACCTTCTTTTGTAGGTAAGATTCTAAAAGTTTTTGTTTGTGATTTTACCCCTTTAGGTAATTTTTCAGTGAAATACTTTTTAAGTCTGTCTTCACTAGACATTTTGTTGCCACTTTTTACCGGTTCAGTGTTTTTTTCATACTGAGCTAAAATAGCGTCTAAACTGTTACTCATTGTTTTTATTTTTTAATTAATAATAAACAATAATACGTATAAATTTTCAAAAAGTCAATAAGTGGATAAAAGAAAAACCTCACAAAGGCGAGGTTTTTCTTTAATATACTATGTTAGGTTACTTACCTTCCTATCTCATATTAGAACCAAAGGATGATCTTATTTCTTTTTCATTAAAATTGTCAACATCACTTTGTGTCAATGTGTATTCTTTTTCTTCTTCTACTTCGGACGAATTATACCCTTCTTTGTCTTTCCAAAAATCAGTTAATTTAACACTATATGGAAATGAATCCATCGATCTCATTTCTAATCTCTCTACAGGTGTTGGGTTTCTTCTTTCGATTTCTTTTTCTAACTCATCGATTTTATTGATTACATTATCCATACCAGAAACTTGTGATTCTAATTCAGATAATTTAGATAAGAGATCATCCATCTTAGTACTCATACTATCTACAGAAGTTTTAGTTTCTTCAGTTTTATCTACAATATCAGTAACATCTACTTCTACAGTATCTTCTCCACTTAATGGTTCTTCTGTTGCAAATTCATCTTCTACTTCAGTATCACCAAAGGGATTGATTTCATCCTCTTGATCTGTTACTGTCATATCTTCAGTATCTGTACCCATACCGCCTTCTTCTTCTGGTGTAGATTCAGTTCCCCCAAAAGGATCTTCTTCTGGTGGATCTTGTTCAGTTATCATATCATCCAACAATAAATTACCATTAACATCTTTAGGTTCATCTTCTTCTGACACATAAAAAGTATATTCCAATAACTGTTTATATCTTTTTAATTCTTCGCTTAATAAATTTTTCTTACTCATATCACATTAATAGTTGTCTTCCATCATTAGTCTTATAAACTTTGTTTACTCTTTCAACGATTTCTTTTCCATCATTAATAATACACTCGTCACCTTCACACTCTTTTTGTGTATTAGTGTCGTTGAGAAAATTATCTAATTTATTCTCCAAAGTTTCTCTTTCTCTATTTTCTTTTTTAGTTTCCATAATACCTTTATTAATAAATATTAGGAATTTAAGAAAAATCTCTATTTATTGTCAACATTTTTAAATCACCATTTTTAATGATTAACATTTTATTTTGATAGTTATCCCAATCTATTTTTATATTTTTATGATTTATATTACCTGTATCAGTATCACTAATTGATTCAATTAATTGATTAAGCGCATTAATGGTATAAAAACATTCTCCTTTTTTATGTACTATAATTGTAGGCGGGTAAAATGAATTTGTGTCAACTCTTTGTCCTTGATTTAACCTAACCATAAAGGTTAAAATCTTTTTGTCTTCTTCATTAAAGGTATAGTGGAAAATATTTTCATCTATTATTTTAAATCTATTGTATAGATATTTCTTAAAACTATCTATTTTATTCAAATATACAAAAGACGCCAGTGTTATAATTTTATTGTTCGAATCCATAAGTATAAATGTAAGGAATATACCTGTTTTTGTTTTTTATTTTATAAATAAAATCCTTACATTTATTAAATATCTCAGAATCTATCAAAGTATTATTCGATAAGTTTTTTATGGTTTGGGTTATTTTATCTTTTTTACCTTCAATTAAAGATAAAACATTTAAATCTATACCAAATATTAAGTTTTCGCCATATATGTAAATCATATCATTAGGTGAAATATATGTTGTTGGGGTTTTTAAATTCAATATTTTTCTTATAATTCTAAAGTTTACCATTCTTTTACCATATAATAAATCCAAATAAACATATGGGATGTTTTCTCCAAAAGAATTATAACAAAAGGACATAAAAGAATCTAAATCTGTTTCATATTCTGATTTTCTTTCTTTTGTAGAAAAAGTCCAAAATAATTTAGGATTAATTTGTTTGTGAAGAATAGATACCTTATCTTCAACAAGTTCTTTTGTTTTATTCCAACCGATAATTAGCGTAGGTAACCTATCGTCAATAGTATCTAACTTATGACAAATCTTAAAGTTTTCTAACTCTAAATTAGAAGTTGTAACTATATTTCCAATATACATATTACAAATATAATAATTTTTTTTATAAAAAACAATTATGGGTTAAAGAAATCAATTAGTGGTTCACCTTTATGTGTAAATATATTTAATACTTTTTGGAAAACTTTTGCAGACTCCTCAATACTTTTAGTCTTAAATTGTTGTGACGCTAGTCTTGATTGATTAAATGAAGTGAACGAACCTAACCTACCTCCAACATCAGTTTTTGAATATCCTGATCCGGTATTACCATTTCCATCTTTTATATTTGTCCAAACTTTATAAGCAATTTCAAAACTTCTTTGGAATGGAGGTTGGTAATAATTTTGTGGTGAATTAATTGCGTCCGAACCAAACAAATCAAAATATTGTTTTCTACCTATCATATATAAGAACCCTACTGGTCGATACATATATTCATCTCCTTGAAAAATATTATAATACGTTAAGTTATCTAATTTTATTTTTAACACAGATTCAGGATCAACATTAACTTTATCATATTCTATTAAAGAAGATGGTGTATTTGGAAAATAATATGCGGTTTCTTGATTTTCAGAACTAGTTGTAGTTGCAGTAGTAGTAGGTGTATATGTGAAATATTGATTATCTGATGGAGAAAATTGGATATTACTTATCTGATACGCTTTAGTTTCTCCAGAAAACTCTACATTGGAGGGGAATTTGACCTCATTTTTAGAAAATTCTCCATTATTCCAGTTATCTTCACTATTTAGGAAATTGTTTGAGTTAACTAACGCATTTGCAAAAAACATTGCCACATCTGCGTTAGTTGATCCATTTATAGTAGTTTTAATAAAGTCAATGTCACCGGCAGTTATTCCACTTGTAGAGACACCTAATATATTCAATGTTTCAATAGTTATCTGATTAACCTCAAATACTTGGTTGGCGACTCCAGAATCAACACCAATACTATAAATCTGATTTGTATTATTTAAATTAGAAAACTCTATTTTAGGTATCTCATTTGTCTCATTTAAATCTATATCAATATCCGCAGTTATAGATGTTGTTGGTGGTGTTATGTATTTAGATTGTCGTACACCTTTAAAATTAGTTGTCATATGGTTAGGTGTAATACTATGACTAACACTCGTAATTAAATATGCCCCATTAAAAAATGGTACGTTTTGTAAGTCAAAATACATCAATGGTTGTATATTCATACACCCTAAAGAATCAACTTGACACGTGTAGGATCTTGTTTTAAATAATCTTAATAAATCTGTACCCTGATATACCTTTTGGGTTGCACCTCTTTTGTCGATTATTTCTGATAATACATTAAAGTATTCACCCGTTTCTTTATGTTCTTGTTGATTCAATGAAACGTTTTTAAATATGGTTTGGTTTTGAGCCCCAAACGCAACCCTAAACGCAACTAATTTGCGTTTATCTTTGGCTTCAATTGCGTTATTTGTGTCTCCCATATCGGAAGGTATTTCCCCATTTTTAAACGCATAACCATCATTGTTAAAGTAATAATTATTTGTTTCTTTTATATCTAAAACTTGTGATGCGCCACCTACATATATACAACAATAAACTGGTCCAGATGAATCGGGAGATTCTAAAGTGGTGAAAGGCCTAAACATTTTTGCGACCTCTTTCTCATCTTTATAATCAATATAACTAGGTAAAATTTGAAATAAGAAATTACTATCTCTTAACAATTTAGACATAAAGAAATAAACACTAGTATCTTGATTATTACCTAAACTTAAAAAACTATTTAAATTTATTGTTGCCTGATCACCAATGTCACTCCATCCTCTATCAATAAATCTAAAATAATCAATTAAATTATTTGGTTTTTTAACGGTACTATTGGTTGATCCGTTATTACCGGCACCACAAACGTTAAAACTTTTACCCTCTTCACTACCCGCAACCCATTTGTCGTTAATATTCTTAAAATAATTATATATTTGTAATTTTATCTCTTTTTTGTTTTTTTCACTAACTTTTTGTTTTTCTTCCTCTACATTATTACCACTAGTGTCACTATTTTCAGTGGATTTTTTAGAAAAAAGTTCAGAGAATTTATTTATGTATTCATCTATCTTATTAATTGTAATAAATAATTTATTTTTCCTATTTTTATCAAAAATTTTAGGATTTAATATTATTAGTTCAGTAGTTTTTGTCAACTCTCTAAGTAAATAATTTTTTGTTTTTTCTATATTATTGGGTATATCACTAACATAATTATCTAATTCCGACTCAAATTTACCTGTTTGTGTAGAATTAAAGTTAAGTTTTACCCATTCTTTAAATTTATTTATTAGTGCGTTTTTAACACTAATAGGTAAATTTATCAATTCATCTTCTAATGGTTTTTCTTCAGACGGAATGGATTTATAATAACTTATTTTAGTGGGGTAATTATTTTTATTTGTTTGGAAATTCGTATAGTCTGTCCAAACTAATGGATCAGTATTCTCATTATATCTCCATAATATTGAACCCAAATAGTAAACATATAATTCAGGTAATTTAACAATTCTCGCACCAAAAAATTTATCACCAGGAAATAATGAATTTATAAATCCATTTTTAAAATCTCTATATGGAATTGTTGATAACAATAAATACCCACTGCCAAAAATTGTTTGTTGGGTATAAAATTTTCCACCGGTAAAAGTTTCTTCATAGGTGGTTTCGGTGTCATCAGTAAAGTATGTTTTATTCAAATAAATTCCTGTCGTATCACCAGAAGATAATTTTTTATCTATGTTTTCTAATATTACATTTCCAAATGTAGTTATGTTATTTTCTGATTCAATATTTGATGATTTTAATAGATTGTTACCTATTGATTTACCCCAAACATTATATATATTATTAGTATATAGATTATTACTTGCAACATATTTAGTTTCATATATTAAATCACCTTTATATTCTTTTTTAGTAAACTTACTTTGGTCATTAGGAAAAAATTTTTTGTATTCATTTGATGTTTGTATTTTATCCCAAAGTTTACTAGAGTTGTTTATAATTTCTTTATTATCAAATAAAATGTAATCTATGTTTGCATTATTGTAATTTAACCCGAACTCAATGTTACCTATCTTTGGTTGTACCCCATCACCTTCTTTTAATGCATATGTTATAACACCATCATCCCCAACAACAATATTTTTAAAAAAATTTGTTTGACCTATTAAACTATTCGCACCAAATTTATCTCCATCATTTTTTATTCTATCAATTATTTTGTTAATAACTAAAACTGTCTGATTATTTACGTTTACGGTTTCAAACGCATTAATTGCGTCAAATTTTGCGTAATCTTCAAATGATCCACCTGTGGTTGTATCAAAATTAGAATAATTTTGCCATAACGCAATTCTAGTTAACATTTGTTCCGTAAAATATTCAATAATTTCCGGTTCCGAATTTAAAAACCTCAATTTTAAAAATGGATTAACATCGTAATCCATAGGATTAATAGGAAACCAATTGTCCGTATCAGTACCATTATTCAATACACTAGTTTTAGTAATTTGTTGTAACTCTTCTCTTTTTGATATGAAATTATCGAATACCCGTTCAACAAAATCATACTCAGGGAAATTAGTTCTAGTTACACCCTGTACATCACCAATATAAATTTCTTTTTGTGGTTCATTTCCACTAACATCGGTATAGAAAGAAGGCCACGCAATAGATTTATTATTTTCAGACAAACTATTTAATAACGTTTCAGGGATATCAGTTTGTCGACCTTTAATTAAACTATTTCTTTGTGAACCTAAATTTTCGCTAGATTTAGTTATTTCATAAATCGTTTCAACCATTGCTTGTGTGTTATTCGCCAACACCTCAAAACAAGTTTTTATTGTGGGTTTGAACTCATTCTCAGAATCATTAGATTTGTTAAATAATTTCTCATTTAAGTCTTCTTGTACAATTTGTTGTTGTGATTTTATAATACTTTCTAAAGATTGTATTTCATTTTCAAGTTTTTCCCTAATTTCTCTAAAATCTGCAACAACCACAACAGTATCACGTAACATATTGGGATTATAATATGTGCCATTTGAGACTTCTTTATTAAAATTATTTATATCGAAATTATTGTTAACATCATTACCACCTTTATAATTTTTTTTCAAGTATATTTCATCTCCTCTTTCAACCATATAGGATAAAACATTCTGTAATGAAAAAGATTGATTTAAAATCAATTCATCATTTGGTTTTTGGGAGTCAATTACAAAATTTTTCCATTTATCCTCACTATTATCATCTATTTTAAATAGTTCAATAAACTGTTTGTCTTTTGGTGTATTTAAATAGGTGGTAACATCGGATATAATATCACTTAATAGTTTACCTTTAGATATTGATTTATTTCCAGCAGATTTAGAAAGATTAGTTAAACTATCTGTATTAGTATATTCTTGATTTCTATCGTCAGTAATATATTCATTATATTTAGTAACAATATCATTTAATGTAATAATATAATTTTTAAAATTGCCAATAGATATACTATTAATTAAAAGATAATCCCTAATAGAAAAATAATTTTTTTTTAATTCTAATAACCTATCATTTATACCACTAGTTTCTATTTTTTTAATACTATTGTTTATTTTTAGATAATCTTTAGTTGTTCCGTCATTATTAGATTGATCGGTTGGATCGGATTCTTTTTCAATCGGTGGACCTATAAATGTTTGTAATTCTTTTAGTATACTTTTTTTACCATTTAAAAATTTTAACGTTTTAAATGTATCTAAATCATCTTTTAAAGATTCTGATTCTACTTTTAGTTTTGAAATTCTTATAAAAAAATCATCTAATTTTCTTATATTTAACTTACCTACCCTTTGTAATTCCTCTAAACTTTTACCGTCGCCACTAGAACTTAAACCAAAGTTTGAATCGGTTCTATCATAAATTTCATTTAATTTACCATACCCCTCTTTTGTATTGACAACACCAACAATATTTCCAATTACCATATCATTAAGAAACGCTTGTTGGAAACCTAAAAAATTTGCACTAATATCAAAATTACCTGTAGAACCATCAAATTGTGAATTCCAATTAGTCATATGTAGACAATAATCTACCTTTTGACCGAAATAACCTTTTACTGAAAGTTTGAAAACAGGATAAGGCATTTTAAAAAATATAGAATATGGTGATCTAATATCATCATTACCTAAAATATCGAATAACGCACTACCCCTTACATCTGTAAATGTTATATCTACTACTGGTACTAAACTAGCGTTATATACTATGTTAATAGATTTTATACCGAAACCTTCTAAAATTCCGGAACTTCTAGTATCTTCACCTTTAAACCCACCTATGTTTGTCCAATCAGTAGTTGCATATGTTTGTTGTGGATTAGGATCTAATTTTCCATCATTATTATATCTTATTTTTGTTGATATAAAATTAACTTCATCTTCAACACCTCTAATATCAAAACTGTCTCCATTATATGTTACTCTATTTTTAGGATACGCCGAAAATTTAACGTATATAAACATATCTTCAGGTGGTATAATATCATTCTGAATTGGGTTGGGGTCAACAACAAATACCCTTCCAATCTCTTCTACTCCATTCTCTGCCATAAAAAAACTATTTTTTAAATACCATATAAAGTTTTATATTCTTCTACTTTATCAATATACACTTGTAAACTATCTCTGAATGGAAAAGGAATCACAATAATTTCATCATCAGGAATATTTTCTTCTACACCACCATATTGTGGGTTTGCCAATAAAATTAACCATCCATGATATGGATTATCATAGTATATCTGACTTAGTTTATCCAATCTACTAAACTGTGACCTATAAACAACAGTTTTATCTGTAGGTTTAGTATCTAATTTTATAAACGGTAATGGTTTATATGAACCATTAACTTTAAATTTTTGATATCTGTCGTAATATTCTTTTCCCATCTATATTAAGTTAACCCCTGACTTGTTATTGTAAATGTTTTGACTTTTCTAGTTTTACTTTTATTTTCGGTTAAAAACGCAGTAACTTTAATAGTATCCTTTTTATCTTTTTTGACTTCATCTAAATCCTTTTTTGCTTCATTATATTTAGTCTGTGCATCTTCATATGCCTTCTTATTAGGTTCTGTTTTAAACGTTTTGAAATTAGTTTTTGCAGTTTCTAATGTTTGTGAAGCACCACTAAGAGTAGATTCTGCGGTACCTAAATCAGTGGGGTCAACCAAATTATTAGTCTTAAAATTAACATTTATATCAACAGTACTACCTGATATTCCATTAACATTATTTAATGTTTCATCTAAATTATTAAATTCATACCCTAATTTATTAGAAGGGTTAGGATCACTACCTTTTACAATAACATCTTTAGGATTATTTCCATCTTTAGTTTTAATAGTTATTATTGATTTACCATCACTTATTATTTCCAAAACATCGTCCCCATTTCCATCCGTATCATCTGTATTCTCTTCTGCGTCTTTTTCTTGTTTTACAGTACCTTCCTCTTTTAAATCTTTTACTAACTGATTTAATCCTGCCTCACCTAAAATATCTTTTCTTATCTCACTTAATTTAATACCATCATTTAATTTACCATCCTGTATGTAATCTGCCCTCGGTTCATATATTTCAGTATTTGCATAATAGTTAAATGAAACTCCATTCTGTAATCTATTAATCGGTCCATCTAAAGAATGTCCACCAATTAAATTAACAGATAATTGTACTGTTGCAATCATAGGTTGTACACCAATACCTTCAGGATTCAAATCAAATTGTGGGCCATCATAAGTTATAGATAAACTATTTATCACAATTTTTGTGTGAAAAAAATCACCTATCCTAAGAATACATATCGGTGGTCTACCGAAAGATAAATTCTGAGGTTGTATATTCGCACCCTTATCGTATATACTTGGTCCTTGTCTCATACATTGGTTAAGGAATGTTAATCTACTATTTAAACCTTCAGGTGTTATACTATGAAATCCTGGTTGGAAATACTTAATCTTTTCTGATATAGTTTTGAAATAATTAGGGTAATTACCATCTATAAAATCAAAATACGTACTTTCATCTATTAACAAACTATCAATGGCTTTAACTTCTTCAGGGTCATAAGTACCCGTAGCATTTTCTTTTTCTTCTTCTTTTGGTTGTGCAGATTTAGAATTATCAGGATCGTTTTCCCATGTAACTTCTACTTTTTGTGCGTTTTCTACAACCGCATTTGTCACATATTTAATATTATTTCTACCCAGTGAACTTATAAGTTTTTCTTTTATTGCGTTTGCTCTACTTTTTGCAATATTTTCATCTTCACCATAATATCCATCTATAGTTATTTTAATTTCTGGATCAGAAGTGGTTGCCTGTTTAGTTAAAAAATCTTGAATTTGATCTGTTATATCAGTTAATTCAGAATCATTATATACTTTTTCACTTAAATCACATTCACTTTTGAGGGGGGGACATACATAATTTATAGTACCAGTATCTGTTATTTTTTCTAAGTTAGTAGCCTTTTGTGATTTTTTTTCTTTAAGTTTTTTTAGGACTTCTTCTTTTGTAGATTGTGATACTGTAGAATCTAAAGAACTTAAAAAATCTTCAGGTGTCACACAACCCGCCATAAAACGTTCAATAAGATTATTACTTTTACCTCTATAACCATTAATAACTCTTGGGTGATCAACTAATATTTTAAATGATATCGATGAACTTCTAGTTGTGCTATTATAGGTATAGACAGGTTCACTTCTACCGATAAAATCAGTTGAAGTCCAATTTGTACTTGAACTTTCGTCAAAGGTTAACCCATAAGGTGGAAACCACATAATTCTCCCTTTATTACCACTCAATACATCTCCAGGTCCTATTTCACTAATAGGTAAATCCGCCAAATTATCTGCCCACGCTAAATTTTCTATTGAAAACATAAATCTCTTTCTAGTGGTGGTAGAATCTAATTTCGTTGGGTGATACTTTGGAATTCCACTATCCAATAAAACACTTTTTTCTTTTTCTTTTGTATCAGTAGAAAACCCATTAAGTCCATTTTCAGATGTGAATAAACCAGTATTTCTTATTGCCCTTAAATAATTATATCTATCGTTAACAGTCCATACTCTACAATAATTTCCATTGGATAAAAGATCTATCAACTCAATCTCCCCAATTGCGTTACCTCTACTAATTAATCTATTTTGTTTTTTGTCTTTAAAAAACTTTCTAGTTTGATTAATAAACACACTATCCTGATTATTATTAACCAACTGTTGTGTTTTATATAATAACGTTTTTTCATTAAAGTTTTGTTCACCGCCAGTAGTCCAAAAAAACTTATTTGGTTCTCCAAACGGTTCCGAAATCCCCTCAATGGATGTTCTTTGTATATTTCCCGGTGTATCTATTTCACCATTGAAATCTGAACTGTCGAAAGTTTTAGTAATTAATGAACCCCTATTAGTATTTTTTTCATTACCAATATAATATCTTCCATTAGTACCTTCATCTGATGTACCAACAAATCTACTATCTTCATATAAAGGTCTATACGAATTTCTATTTAATAAATCAAACGCGAACTTAACTTGATTAATACCTGTTCTTCCTAACAAAGTTTTCATTCTGATTTCAGTACCCATTGTTGGTTCTACACCTTCACCTTCATCAGTCGATCCACCATTTATTTTATTACTTGTATTATATTCATTCCAACCTATAGCGTCATTTGGTAAAATGATAAAGGGTGGGTTGTTTCCCCTTAAAGTATTAACATAATTATCTTTTACATTCCCAATTGGATTTGTAATACTATTAGTTTGAACAGTTTCAACTTGCGATATTTTATCAATTATTGTTTTCTCCAACTGTTGACCACCAACAAGACCAATAGAACTTTCTTTTTGAAAATTTAATGATCTGTATTTATCAATTACATTAAATGGAAAACCGACACCTTTTTTATCCCCTTTATTGATTAAATCAAATCTTTCTACTGAATACGATGTTGGGTAAGGACTCTTTACTTTTTCACCAAACCCTTCAGGTTGTGGTTTAGGTAACACAGGAGGGATTGTTAATTCATAAGTAACATAATTATCATCTTGTGGTACATATGGGTTTAAATTGACATTCTGTGTAGTTCTGAAAAAGGTTCCCAAACCAAACATTCTTTCATCCTCATTATAATGAACAGGTATATTTTCATCTCCTGTACCGAATATAGGTACATTAATGACTTTACCAATATCATCTAATTTAGATACTAATCCAGATTGGGTTAATGTTTCATTAACAGGTGGCGGTAAATTTCTGTTAAGTAAACTATTTCTAAACTGTTGTGTTGATAGTATACCTTGTTGATAAAATATCCCTTGATAGTCTAATATTCCTGCCATATATAATTATTTCTTATTATATAAATATTACATCAATAAAATTCAGGAAGATTAAATAATAATTATTATACTTGATTTATT